TCTCTCCCAGTTATCCGAGTAGAGTTCTTCTTTTGAGTTCCTTCTTTTTGAACCCTTTCCACCGTGCCAATTAGTCATTTTTAAAATAGTGAAGGTTGGTAATTAATATAGATATAGATTGCACCTATCAAACAAACGATACCCACAATAGATGAAATTATCCATTGTCTTATAATTCTTTTTTCTCTTTTAGTTCTCATGCCAATGTTTATTTATAAAATCTTCATCATAATATGATGGGTCTAAATCTCCTGAAAAAAATATCATGGTTGCATTATCCATGTCTTCCCTCGGAAAAATGTCTTTATATTTGTACTCAAAATATTTATCAAGAGGAAAAGTCATCTCTTTTTCTAATATGTGTGATATGACTGCTTGGTCTGAACCTGTATAGTTATGATAATCTTTTGGTAAATCATACAGATAAAAATCTAAATTTTCTCTAAACTTATCCCAAACTATTTGTCGTGAACCTGCATTCATTTGACCCATAGAACCATTACACCATTCTTTTGAAAAATGAATCGGTTGACCTTTTATTATAAAGTCATTTTCAAACTCAAACAACCAATCAATATTATCCTTTATGATAACATCAATATCAATCCATGTAAACCTGTTTGCAATAATATCTTGCATTGATTTATCAAAAAGTTTAAGTCTACAATAACATCTACCGTATTCACGATAGTCACTCCACATAGGTATGATTCTATCTGCATTAGTATCTGTATTTTCGTAATCAGTGATTAATACACATTCAACTGGATGTGTAGTGTTTCTTCGGATTGAACTGAAGAGTTTATTGACATAGGACATGTCATAGACATCACCACGTTCTTTAAACCATTTTTTGTTTTCTATGAAAGGATGTTCGTATTTATCAAAATCTTGCACATCCTTCCAAAGGAATGTGACCACTGTATTCATTATTAATTATCTATAAGTATTTAACCTACTTGTTTTGCGAGGTCTTTGTCTGCACCACCCCAAGTTCCTTTTGATTTGGTTGCAAAACTATTCACTCTTGCGTGTCCCCACTGCTCGGGTGTAGTGCCTGGCCTATGTCCAGTTTTCCATGCAGCGACACCTCTATTATATACTTTCTTTAAAATACCAAAAGGCATACCTGTTTTCTCTGCTTTCTTCTTGATAGATGCATCTGCATTTTCTTCTAAATCCTCTTCTGATGCTTCTTTTAAATGCACCTCGAATTCTTCATTGTAAGGGAATCCTTTTAGAGGATTTTGAAACACTTGACTGAAGTGTTTCTTTTTTTCTGAAACTTGTTTGTCGTTTCTTTCTTTGATATACTTTTCTACTTTTGCATATGGAGTGTCTTCTTGATAAGACTTTACAATCTCATCTGTTCCAACTTCATGTACACCGTTGTCGTGTTTATTTCCCGCCATCTTGTTTCTCCCTATATGCAGCTAGTGCCATCTTTATAATTTTTTCTTTTGATTTACCCTTGAATTGTGGTGCATCTGATTTTAAAAAGTCATCTATGTAATCTTGTTGACTTGCATTTTTATCTAAAACTTCTCTTAATCTCGGTTCTTTTCTATTATAGTTTTGTGATACAATAGATAGATTAGACTTATCATTATTCATCGGATTATTGTCTTTGTGATGGACATCTTTACCTTTTATGTCTTTATTATTTTTAAGACTTCTTCGTGCTTCATTTCTCTTTGCACGTCTTTTAACTTGTTCAGGTTGTGAATGATAATTTGCATACTCTTTTTTGTAATCTCTATCTTCTTCGACTTCTTCACCTTGAGCTCTTTTAATTTGGTCTTGAGTTGGAGCTCCCTTTTCACCCTTCTTTCTCATCTTTTCACCACGAGCTCTTTTCTTTCTGATATTATCCCAAAGTCCTTCTTCTAAATCTTCACCTAGTTTTAAGAATAATTTACCTTTTGATTGTTTTTGGTCTGTTGCTTTCATTCCCACCATTTTTGCAATGTTGTTGATGTATGCAAGACCATCTTTTGCATTTTGTTTGTATTTCTTACCCATTTCAGACTTAAGTTTTTTAACAATTGCACCAAGTACTTGGTCAACAGTTGTTACTAATTTACCTTCATCAAGGATGTCCATTATGAAGTCTTCTACATCGTCTTTACGACCAACTGCACCAGTTTGTGATGCCCAATCAATTAATTCGTCTTCTACTTTTTTAGGTAAATCTTTGTTCTTGTTTCTGAAATCATCAATTGCTTTTTTGTGTTTTGTAATGAGTTTTTTCCAGTCGTTATCTCTTGGATACATTTTGATTACTTTTTTGTAATCTTCTGACACTTCTTCGTTTTTAGCTCTCTCGGTTTCTCTTTGTTTCCTAATTTTCTCATTTTCTCTTTCAGTTTCGTCTGCACCTTTTTGTCTTTCACTCTCTCTATCGTGTCTACCTTTTAATGCCTCTAATTCGTCTTCATGTTTCTGTTTGAGTCTTTCCATCTCATCAGCTTGTTTTGCTTTTAATTTTGCAGTTGCAACTGCATCTTCACCGATAATTGTTTGTTCTGATTGTGAAAGTTCTGACATGAGATAGTCATGACATACATCTAGGTAGTCGTCTGCTTTAGTGAGTTTACTATTCCACCATGCAGGATAATCACCGTCTTCTTTAACAACTCTCTTAAGATTGTTTGCATTTCTGATGATGTTCTCTAATGCTCTTTGTGCCATATCACCATCGTAGTTTTCACCAAACATTTTTTTGAATTTTTTAGTGTGTTGAGATGGTTTTGTTTTTGCAGACTTATCGCCTGGTGCAGGTTCGTATGCAGAAGGGTCGTTATCGTCTTTCTTCGTTCCCTTCTCAAAATGTCTTGCACGTGCTTGTTTGGTGGATTTTGCCATATCATCACCTTCAGCATCTTTTGCGTAATACTTTTTAGGTTGAGTTCCTTTTCTATCCTCGATGTCTTTGTCTTGTGGGGAACGTGCGAGTTTCTCTAATATTTGGTCTAACATATCCATAGAACTATTTATATAATTTTGATATCAGTGATATGGTCGAAATGTTCGATAGGAATTTCATTAATCATGATTGGTTTACTAATATCATTTATAATAACTCGTTCTTCTAAATCAAATATCTTGACCGATGCATTGAGGTTTCCATCATCATGACCGATGTATAATTTATTATCGTGTTTTGATAACCCTCTTAAAAATCCTTGGTCTGTTATAGTTATTCTCGAATCATTAATATACAATTCTTGTGTTCCTGAAGATAATGTATAAAAATCATCATCTACAATAATATTATGACATTCATAACCACATTCTTTATAGTGTGTTACATCACGGTTATCTAAAGTCATAACATAAAAATCTGAATTTTTCTCACCTTTGTTATGACAACAAAAATATAATTCGTTGTCTTTATAAAATAAACTATTTACATGTAACTTGTCACAAACATTACAATCACCTACAATTTTACAATGTTCTGACCATTGTTGTGTACTTATATCAAAGTATTTTGTCTCCACTGTATTATTAGGATTACCAATGTAGTGAAAACCCAGTGTATCATTACTAGAGTTACATGTTATCATCATATCTTTTACGTAAAGAATTTGATGTGTATTGAGATACAAAGGTATATCTAAAAGACCTGCATATGTTAAATCTTCTAGGTTGTACTTTGCCATTTTAGAGTGAGACACTACGTATAGATACGTATCGTCTGAAGTGATACCAAAAGGTCTATGAGTCTCTCTCCCACATCCTTCATATTGTGTGTCGTTTAGTTCGGGTGTATAGATTATATCTTGAACTTTAAAATCTAAATTGTAAGAAACGAATGATGGCCCAGTATTTTCACCATACTTATCACCAGTAATGATGACACGATTCAAGACTTTTTCTTCAAAAGTTCTTGGTCTCTCCATGCAGTTGCAAGTTTATTTTGAGGAAACCTAGTTGTCCAAGTCATCATTTTAGAATATAGAGAATTGGCTTTCTTTTTAAGTGCATCGAATGTATCATTATTTTCAACTTCAATAAAATTATTTTTAAACATAGATTTCATTTCTTTTGCATTTTTTTCTGCAGATTCCCAATCATTTTGTACTATTTCTCTAGGTAGAGTTCTAGGTCTCATTTCATTTCTTTTTTGTGCATTTTCTAAAGATGTTTTTACATAGACCATTTTGTATTCGTATCCCAATTGGTCTAACATCTGTTTGTATTTTTTAATTTTTGTATTATTTGCACCAGTAGTGTCAAATATCAATCCAAGTCTCCCTGCAATATATCCTTCCATTCCTTTCTTTGTGGTTTCTTTTGCTCTAGTTCTGATTGCATCTCTAGTTGCATCAACAGTTCCAGTAAGTTTTAATGACATTCCTGCTTTCTTTAATCCTTTTTCGAATGCAACATCAGTGTTTACTAGTTTTAATCCTAAAATTTTTAAATTAAGTGCATCTACAACTGTTGATTTACCACTGCCTGGCCCACCCATCAAGAATACTGCTTTGAATACGCCTGGGTCATAAACACCTTCTTGTATTAAGTCTTCCATCATGTAATCGGGTAAGTTACCTTCACTGATTCCCATACCCTTTCTAACTGCAAGGTATAATTGTTTACCCAAAGTTTTATTTTTAGAAGGAACACCTTGTAAAAAACCATTCATGTCACCATCAGATGCCATTTGTCTCATTTTAGATGCAGACATTCCTGACACATCGTCTGCATCGGGGTCTCTTTCTCCTGCAGAAACAATTTCTATTTTTGAAAACTTATAATATCCGTGTCGACCTTTTACTCCGTTATATTTTTTCAATAACATTTCAAATTCTTTTACTCGGTCTGAACCTACAACCATTCTAACTTTTGTAAAACCTTGGTTATGTAATCCTGTTGCAATTTCAAAAACCTGTCTTGCATCAACATTTGCAACTTGGACTTTTCTTCCAAAAAACTTGGTCAAGAATGATACTTTTTGATTATATGATAATGGGTTTTTCTTGGGGTCTTGAGATTTAGACGTAAAAATCATAGGATAATAATCACCACCCGATACCTTCACTAATCTATCGACTAATTTTGCATGACCAGTGGTGGGTGGATTGAATCTTCCAAAAGTAAAGGTTGCACCTTTGTCTTTTTGTTCAAAGAAAGTTTTAAATGTATTCATAGTTTTATTTATCCCAGTTCTTTTGAGCAGTGAAGTTATTGTATGCAAACTCCATTCTATCAACTAATTTTACTGCACCACCATTTCTATCGATTGCAACATAACCTTCGGGATTAACTGTCTCAAATCCCTTATCAGTTTTTTTGAATGTTCCAACACTTTTCACTCTGTTTAATGCAGTGATAATTAATTGTTTACCCTCAACTAAATGTTTTTGAAACAGAGTCAATGCATCTATGAATCCTCTCAATGCACGAAGTTCTGATTCGATTTGCATTCCTATTTCTTCTTTAATTTTTCTATTCTTTTCTGTTTTTAATTTTGCAACCACCTTATCTCTCCAGTGGTCGGTAACAAAGTTTATATACTCTTGTCCATTTGGTTTAAACTTACCACCCCTTATAAGTGCATTAGTGTAAGTCATATAAGATGCACCTACAGCTCCTTTTGATTTTAACAGTTGTTGTAGTTGCATAAATTTGTTTAAGTCTTTTCTTTTTATTTTATGAAATTGTTTACCTGTATTGGTAAGTGATTGTGTAAGTGCAAGTGTCTCCTTTGCAGTCATAGAACCGTATCCAGTGACATCTTTGTACGTTGCATCATCCATCCATATATCGTTATTTCCGTTAGGTAGTTTTGCACCAAACGATGCAGATAAGTCTTCTATGGTTGACCCAGTGTAAGTAGTGTGAAACACTATTCCTATTTTTGCATTATTAATTTCTTTACCTATTTTAGAATCTTCTTGAACCATATAGAGTATCGTATTGGGTTGAAACGTTATAAACTTTTCTCCATCAATAGTAACTTTTTTCTTATCTGAAGTAAACATCAAGTCACCTTGAAGTATTTCTTTCATTCCAAGTTTTGAGAAGTATTTAAACGAATCTAAAAATTTTGATTCTAAATCACCTGATAATTCGGGTGCATCCTTGATTTCTTGTTCGGAAGTGTAATAGAGAGGTGTCTTATTAAATAATGATTTCTTTGCAACAAAAAACTCTTTTGTCTCGGGGTGTGGGCCACAAAAGATTGCAGGTGCACCATCCCATTTTACAGTCATATTAACACGACCCGATGCATTACCCTTTAACATGTCTCTTAACTCTCTTAAAAAGATAATAGAACCACGTCCACCATCAATACCCTGTAGTATAATTTGGTCTTCTAAATGTTCTAGGTGTAAGTTTTTTGCTTTTGCCATAATAGTATTATACCTTGTTTTTAAAGGTGTGTCTACTATTTATGTTTTTGAGAGTGGTGTGTTGGATAGTTTGGACTCTATTGAGTCTATTTGTTTTTGAAGGTGGTTAACTTGAACTTCATCGTCCTGTTTTTTAGCTATACGTAATTTTTTCTTTAACTCTATTTTTTTAGTTAAAGAATCTATAACTTCGTTACTTTTAAGTGTCGTTCTCATTCTCAATCATGGAGTTTGGTAGTATTCTTAAATTACCCGATACAGTAATTCTAGGTAAATCTCCTTTATGTGGTGTAGTGTAATGCATCATGTCACATGGAAATATCAATATATTTCCTGTGTTCATAGGAAATATCTTTTCTTGACACTCTGCATACGTTTCAAATATATCTTTGTTTAATGTTTCAGTAAGTGAGTGATTCTTATTCAATAAAACTAAATCACACAAATCCTCATCCTCTCCCTCTTGTAAGACATAATTGAAACTAAAATTATGTGATAAAGAATCGTGAGGTAAATGCATGTGTGTTTCTTGATACTGACCTTTTTCATAATAGTTAAACCATATTTCTCTTACAGAAATATCGAATGTTTCTTTAGGTTGAATTAACGATGCAAACTTAAGGAATTCATCCCCTAACATTTTTTCTATTGCAATAATGAAGTCATGATATATCGATGACATTTTTTCTATGTCAACTTTCATAGATGATAATGAATTACTATTTCTCCAAATAGGTTTACACCATTCTCTGATTTGGTCTTGACCACCAGCCTCCTTTAACATAGATGTGAGTTCTCCACAGTAAATAGAATTACTATGAAAAACTTTTTGTGGAAATACATCATAGAGTCTATCTACAAACTCTATTGGTTCTTTTTCATCAAACCATATTTTTTCTGTCGTATCAATTTCATTCATATTTAAAGTCATTAAATTTTCTACCCCTGTCTGCAACTGGGATACTGTCATTATAAGTTACCTCATTGGACTCTATCAATTCTTCTTGTGCCTCTTGTTCACAATCATACAATTTCATTCTACTTCTATCGACACCAATTACAAATCTTTTAAATATAGTTGGGTCGTTGTATCGATTCTTTAACTGTTTAACTACCAACTGGTCTAACTCTTCAAGTTCGTCAGAGGTAATCAATGCAAACATAAAGTCAGCAGTTGCAGGTAAACCAAATGATTCTGAAGTATCTGTTAAGTCAATATCAGTAGAACCATAACCACTTCTTGTAGTTTGTGTTGCACTTAAAATTGGTACATCAAACTCTACTGCAAGACCTCTCAACTCTTCTGCAATACTCTTAACTAGTGTATAAGAGTTTGCACCCATGCCTGGCTTAACTCTATGAGATGCACATATATTTAGGTAATCTACAAATATAATATCGGGACGGAAATCTTTTTTGATATCGAGTTCTTGTAAAAGATGTCTGAAGTGTCCAGTATGTGCACTTGCAGTTGGATATTCTTTTACAATAAGTTTACCTTTTGTTTTGTCTTTTAGTTTTTCAACTTTCTTTCCATACATTTTTTCTGTCAAATCTGCAAGGTCTTGAATAGGTGTATTCAAAATATTTGCATCAATTCTTTCTGCAATCTTTTCTTCTGACATCTCAAGTGTAATATAAAGAACATTTTTATTCATCATTAAATGACTTGATGCAACATGACACATAAACAATGATTTACCAACACCTGTTCCTGCAAGACAAATATTAAGTGTTTTGTTTGGAAGGCCACCTTTGGTTACTTTGTTGAAGTATTCTAAATCGAAAGGAATCTTTTCTTCAACACGATTGTAAAATTCAAAACGTGCATCTGCATCTTCTAACACATCATGTCCTATATTTGTGTCAAAAGATACAGAGAGTGCATCTTTGAGAAGTTCGGGGATTTCCCCTGTTGACCGTTGAGACTTTTTATCAATCACTTCGATTGAATCCATGACTGCAATATAGATTGCTCTATCTTTACACCATTTCTCTGTCTCATTCACCAACCATTCACTCGGTGTATCATCTGTTAATTTTGATATACCATCAACCACATACTTTGATGCTTTGAGAACATTATCGGTGAGAGAGGTGTTGTTCTCAAGGTTGATTAATAGTGCTTCGGGTGTTGGTGGTTTTACATACTCTTCAAAATAACTTTTGATTTCTGTAAAAACGGTTCTCTCGTCACTCTCTGTAAAATATTCATCCTTCAAGAATGGAAGAACTTTTCTACAAAATTCCTCATTCTTTACAAGATTTTTAATAATTGTTGTCTCTAATCTTATTTCACTCATAATAATTTAATTGTTTTACTTCTTTGTAATGGCATTATACCACATCTTAACTGTTTAAAAAACATGATTAATATCATTCTGTCATCATTTTTTAAATTTGTATCGTTTGATTTATGCCAATATGTACCCTCAAATGCACACAATCTATTAAACTTACCATGAATATCAATGTGTTTTTTAAATCGATTGTTGTGTTTTTTTAAAAATTGTTCTTCTTCATTAGTTATTGGAACACCAGTTTTAGTAATTCTATCAAAAGTATCTATTTTAAATTGAACACTGTTGTAATAATCATCATCAAAAATAAATTGATTAGTTTTTGGTGTCCATAAAGATGTTCCATAATTTACATCGGTTTCTTTATTCAAATATAGTATTGCAGTAAAGATTGAAGGGTCATAATGAATTACACCACTTCCATAATCTTGTGGTATTATTTGGAATTGTGTAATTACATCATGTTCTATATTATCTATTTCAGTAAAAGGTAAAAACAATGTCATTACCTTTTCTATTAATGTTAAATGTAGAGTAGGATTTATATGTTTTAAGTCTTCACTTCTTACGCCAGGCCAAGAATTTATTTTATCGGGACTATAGTCTAATGTTTTTGCATAGTGAATTAGACTATCGGGCTCTTGTAAGAAATTATCAACTATCGTTGTCGGTATCATCTTCTTCCGTCACTTGATTACCGTACTTGAAATATCCTTCTGCATGAATTTCAAGTTGTTTCATAACATCTTCTGTGAAGAATTTTTCGGGATTGTTATTGATAGTTTTTGCAAACTCTGTTTTACCATTTGGTAGTTCAACTCTTGTTGATGATTTTTTGAAAACACCGAATGCAAGTGCCATGTCTAATAATCCATAATACCTGTCTAATCCAGTTTCATAATTAAGTCTAACATCAACCATTCTGTTTTCTACAGTAAGTCTTGATTTTGCATTTTTACAATGAATGATATTACCAATCACTTCTGTTCCTTCTTTTTCTTTTTTCTTGGATAAGAAGATTATAGATGAAGCTGCATACTTCAATCCACTTCCACCACCCATCTCTTTCTGTGGGAACATAGAACCAATAACATCGTATGTATGATTGGTTACTACCATTGGTACTTTTGCACGACCAAGTTTCAATGTTAAAACTCTGAATGCACCTTTAGTAACTTGTGCACGAGTCATATCTCTTGTTTCTTTTCCTTCTGCAGTGTCTTCAATCTCTTTGGTAGTTGATAACATACCAAGTGAATCTAAAATAAACATCATCTTTGGTCTGTCTGCTTCATCTGTTTCAAGATACTTGTCTAGAATTTTTAATGATTGATTTCTGAATTCTTGAACAGTGACAACTGGGACAATCACTACTCTACTAGAATCGATACCACGACTCTCAATCATATCTTTAGTGATTGCACTTTCTGATTCAAAGTAAATGACTGCTGAATCGGGATTGTCTTCTAGGAATTGTTTACACAAACCGAGTGCAAAGTATGTTTTACCTGTTGCACTTTCACCTGCAAGTGCAGTGATTTTGTTTGTTGGAAGTCCACCATATATTGAACCACTTAAAAGTGCATTAAAAATATAAGAACCCGTATCAACAAAAGAATCTACGTCACCTGCTGATACTCCATCAGAAACTACTGATGCATATTCGTTTCCACTTGATTTTACTAAATCTTTAAGAAAATCTGTCATAATATATTACCTCTCTATTATTCTACATACTATTATAGTATAATTAGTGAGATTTGAAAAGGGGATTTTTTATTTCTTTTTTGTGTTTTTTAGACGTTCTTGGTCACACATTTTTTTATCAAACTTGACATGTTCTTCCATCATTGTTTTGATAGATTTAATTTGTGATTCCATAATAAAAAGGTAACAGAATCCAACAGAAAATAAAACGATATAAATCATGTCTAATACTGATATTATCATACCTTCAACTCACCTTGAATTTCAACAACACCTTGTTCTTGTAGAATTTTACGATTTTCTAAATGACCTTTTTCTATCTCTTCTTTGTTTCCACCACCGTAATCGACTGCATAATGGTCATCAATCATTCTCTGATTGATTGAAAACTTTACATCATCGTAGTTTGCAAATAACTCACCTAGTATTCTACCGAACTTTCCTTTGTCGTGAGAAACTAGAGATAAACTGTCTGCATTCTCTAATAAACCTTTTAAGTGTTTTTTTGATGCTTTACCAAATTGTTTTTCGACTAAATCTCTTGTTCTAGATTCGGGTGTGTCTATGCCCTTCATACGCACCCTCTGTTTTTTGTAGACCATTCCAAAACCTAAATCGATGTCTACATCTACTGTATCACCATCAACTACTTTTACTATTTTTACATTATATTCATACATAGAACTATTTATGCAAAGAATGAATCTAGTGATGCAACGGGTTCTACGTTCCAATCTATCAAACTTATAACTGCTTTGAGTGGTTCTATGAATGCTTTGTTGAACTGCATATCATAGTCAATGAATCGATGTAAATCCAATTCTCTTGGTAATACATTCATAAATGATATCACATTCTCATTGATTGGATTAGGAAGTGTTAAATAACTGAAGTGCACTTTTTCTCCATTCTTAATCATTTCATACCTCATGTCGAGGTTCTTGGATTTCAACAAGTGGTTGTATAGTAATGAACCTCGAACATGAATAGGTGTTCCTTTGGAATAGACTGTAGTGGGATGTGCATACTGTGGCATGTTCTTACATCCACGAGGGAATGCAACTTCTTCGGGTGGTAAGTTTCTAAATTCTTTTCGTGCAGTTTCTACGAACTCCCACACCTCTTCTTCTGTTCCCTGCATAACCACTTTAAATGCATCAGTCAATTTATTTCTGACCCACTGTGGAGTTGAAGACTTTGCAGTTTCGATACCCATCATTTTGAGTTTGGGTTCTGCAAGTCTTACACCTTCGTTGTCGTGGACGTTTAGTATGTACCGTTTCTTTGCAGTCCAAATACCACGGTCTGCAATCACCTCACGACCCATTTCCATCTTTTGTTGGAATGCATTGGTATATTCTGCAAGGTCTTTGAAACCATCTGCAAGAACTTTTTCGACCAATCCTTCTGATTTGTTTAGAAAATCAATAATCTTTGTCTTGTCGGTTTCATTCGGTAACACTTGTTGCACTAGTTTGTCCATTGTGATATAAACTGAATCGGTATCCATTGCAATCACATAATCTTCATTCTCTGTTTTAAGTGTTTTGTTTAAAAACTCATTGATGGTTTTCTCTGACCACTTGATGACTAATTGACCCGATGTGGTAATTGCTTCTGCAAGGTCAATAGAGAAAAATGCAAAGTATTGATTTGCAAGAGCTCCGTATGCAGAATTCAATGCAATCTTACGAACCTGTTGATTGTTGTATGCACGTTTGATAAGTGTATCAAGTTCTCTTCTACGTTTGACATCTTTACAAGTCTCACGTTCCTTTTGATACACAATCATTCTTTTCTTCCACATTCTTCTTTCATCATAGAACTTCTCCATGAGTTCGGGAAGGAATCCTTGTTTGTTTCGAGTGAACATTACACCGTTAGGACATACAGTGTTACCTAATTGTTTTACGTATGATAAATCATTTTCTTTGGTTAACATTCTGTCAATGGTAACATCTTGTCGATTACCTTTTACCATTTTCTCGGGACTAATATTGAATTGCATAATCAAGTGAGGATACAATGAGTTCAAGTCAAATGACACAACCCAATCATGTTTTCCAACTTGAGGTTCTTTAACATATGCACCGATGATAGGTTTCATTTTATCATTTCCACTTCTTAATCTTTGTGGTGGTGTTTGGATACCCTGTTCTTTTAAGAAGTTGTAGATGATGGTTTCCCAATACTTTACCATTCCAAAAGTATCATTATAATTACACTTTGCATTGTAAGACATTGCTTGAACCAATTCAATCAATCCTAGTTTTTCTTCCAGTTGTTCGACCAAGACTGCATCTTGAACATTGTATTCTAAAAATTTTGCATAGTCTTGTTTATAGAGTGTATGAAGATTTCCATACTCTGAATAGTCTAATTTCTTTTTACCAAGTTCTACCTTTGCAATGTGGTCAAGTTTATATGATTCTTGATTGACAAATGTGTGTTTACGATAAAGTTCAAGATAGTCAAGAACACTCACACCATGAAGATTGAATATCATATTCTTTTGATATCCTTGAGAAACAAACTCTCTAATGTCTGACTGATTCCATGGAGATAATTTTTTATGTTCGTTTTCTCCTAGTAATCTATCAATACGATTACAAAGATAAGTGATATCAAAACTATTTACATTCCATCCTGTGATAATGTCAAAAGATTCTGTTCTCCAATATTTGATAAATTTTTGTAGAAGTTCAACCTCATTATTACACTCATGATACACATAATTTTTCTCATGATTCCATGGGCCTATTCCAAACACATGTGGTTCTTTACCGAAAGGTTTCATGGTGATTGCATTAACCTTTTCAGTAGATAAGAATGGGTCGGGGAATCCATCTTCACATTCACACTCAATATCAAGAGATACAACTTTGATTAGTTTTGGATTATATTGAATATCACCTACAAATTTATCTGCAATGTAAGTGTAAATGTATCTGTCGTATCCGTGTATTTCAAAACCTTCAACTGCACCATATCTCTCACGGAACTTTCTTGCACCACCCATTGAGTTGAGTTCAACAACTTCAAGTGGCCGACCATCAAGTGAACGATATGCAGTGTCACCTTTTTTAGAATTGATGAAATGTTTAGGTCGATAGTCAACAGATAGTTTGACTTGTTTATTACCTTTGTAACCTTTGACTAAAATCTTGTCGCGAGTACGACATACGTTTGTGTAGAAATCCATGTAGTTATTATACTACAAATACTATTCGTTTAATAGAGACTTTTCTGTATAATCAGAGAAATGTTTTTGCACCATATCTTTGATATCTTGATAGTGTGCAATTTGTTCTAGTTCTTTTTCTATTGTTTCAATATGGTCTGAATGTTCTCCAACCCCAACTGAATTTTTACATTGAACTAAAACGTTTGTTTTATGTTTTGCAATGTGTCCGTCTGCATGTGCAACAACACTTGCTAAAATATTATTTGTCATATCTTTCATTATTTACCTCTTTCTCTGTTTCCTGTTTGTACCTTAAAATTTTGTTCTAACTGTGGTCTTGCATCAAAACAACTTATAACTTTGTTTTTATTAATTTTAAATGTATATTCTTTTGCATAGGGAATCCATGGTGCAAGATTAACATTCATCTGACCTTCATCAATATTAATGATACAAGCTTGTGTATCAATGATTGTATAACTAAAATAGTTTTCTTTGACGAATCCTATAATAACTTCACCCGTTTCGAGTAATAGACATTTTACTGGAAGCATTATACTAACGAAAGGATATCGTCTTGCAATTCCTTACTACGTCTCCCTACTTGTCCATACCATCTAGAGTCTTCCATTTGTGCAGACATCTCATTCCAGTTGTGTTCTGCACAAGCCTTTAACATGTTTCTAAATTTACCCAATCTATTTGCACCTAAATTAAAACACATATTAACTAAAACATGTTGTGCTTTTTCGGGTAGTTCATCAAAATCGATGTTATGAGTTTCACATACATGTTTTGTTTCTTTGACATGTTTATCAAAATCGTATTCATAAACATCATCTACTCTTTCTTGTGAAACTGGTGTTCCGACTGGTAATCCGTATTCATCATCACTGTCTTTAATTAAGTGACCAACTCCATAAGTTAAGTATCCTAATGAGTCTTCATAAATTTCGAGAACTTCTCCCTCGTGTCTTTTGATTTGTTCTTTTAATAATTTTTTATCCATCTTCCTTTTCCCT